CAAGTATCTTGCACGACAAAAACCCTAAAATCTGCACGACAAAAACCCTAAAATCTGCACGACAAAAACCCTAAAATCTGCACGACAAAATGACACAAGCAATGAAAGAAGAACAAGAGGTTTGGGATTGGCTTCAAAATAAGCACGTTCCAGATCTAGCAAGAAAAACTGGACTAGGCACAACGCCTATTTATTATTTTAAAAATGGTAAAGCTAAAAATGCTAGCTTCCAATTAATACGATCACTCCAAATACTAAAGAACAAAGAATGTACACCTTAGCACTAGATGCCTTCAAGCGATTTGAACAATGTGTTACTGGGGAACTAGAAGATAGCCACGTAGAACTGATTGCAGAATTTTGTGATAAGATGAATATAGGCTATGATACTTTATTTATGAAAAGCAGAAAGTCTAGGTTTGTTAATTATCGTTCACTATTCTTTAATTGGGTAAACATAAGTCACATAGAGCTTGCGAGATTATTCAATATGCATCATAGCAGTATTATGCACTTAAGACATGATCATGAATGTAGATTAAAATACGATTCGCATTACAAGGAGCTATGTAATAAATTATACTTATAGTAGAAATATCACTCTGTAGATAAGCCACTTGATTTGAAAGTCAGGTGGTTTTTTTTGCTTATTTCAATAGTTGTAAATATTTGTTAATTTAGATGCAACTTTAAAAAGTAAATTATGGCTTTATCTGACCTTCTACCTTTTGCTAGGACAAAAGCACCTAATAACAATTTGGTGAACGAGTTAAACAGGCAATTATTTAGATTTCATAGGGGCATGCCTATTAGTCTTGATGATACCCAAAACGCTTACGTTGAAGATGGGTATGAATTAAACCCTGACGTATATAGCGTTGTTAATGGAATCACAAAAGCAGCGGCTGCTGTGCCCCCAATTATTCATATCGTTAAAGATCAACAAAAAGCATTAAAATATAGGCAAATATCTAATACTGTAAAAGATAAGGCTACTCAAGGGAGTATAGATAATTTATTAGAACTTAAAGAACAAGCGTTTGAAGAGGTAGATGATGAGCGTGATCCTTTATATAAATTAATTAACCAGCCTAATCCATTGCAAGGTTACCCTGAATGGTATGAAAACATGAAGGGTTTTCAGTTGATTACAGGTAATGCTTATACGCATTTTATACAACTTGGAGACGGCACTTTTGGTGAAATGTGGGTAATGCCATCTCAATTTACTAAAATAGTAGCCGATCCCACTTACGAGACCTTGATAAAGGGTTATATTATTGACATGTATGGTCACGATGGCCATCAACTACCAGCTGAAACAGTAATGCATTGGAAATACTGGAATCCTGATTACGACGCTGTTGGTTCTCACCTTTATGGTATGTCTCCATTAAAAGCGGCTAGACGAGCTATAAGACTAGGCAATGATGGTGATCAAGCATTAAGTAAAGCCCTAAGAAATGGCGGCGCCTCAGGCGTAGTATACCCTACTGATCCAGATTTAGAGCAGCTAACACCTATGCAGAGATCTCAATTAGAGACTTATTTAAGATCAATGCAAGGCCCTGATAATTACAAGGCATGGTTGGTAAGCAATGTTAAGTTAGGGTTTGAAAAGTTTGGAATGCCGCCAGTTGATTTAGAGATCATAGAGGCAGGTAAAATGACTCAAAGGGATATATGTAATGTTTATAACTTCCCTAGTGAATTATTAAACGATCCTGATAATAAGACTAATGCTAATAAATCAGAAAGCCGAAAGCAACTTTACTTAGATAATGTTTTACCTGAGCTTACTAGAGACTATGCAGAACTAAATAGATCTTTAGTCCCTGTTTTTAACAAAGCTACTGGCAAGAACTATCATTTAGATTTTGATGTACAAGCTATTGACGCGTTAAATAAAGACGCAAGCGAAAAGGTAGATTGGCTAAGCAAAGCTTGGTGGCTAACTGCCGATGAAAAGCGTATTGAAATGGGCTATCAACCAGTTGGGGATAATAACCGATATATCCCAATGAATCTTATACCAGATGCAGCTAGTGAACTGACCGATGAAGATATAAAAATGCTAAAAAATGAATACGGGTCTTAAATATTTTTCTCAATCAGATTTTAACAAATGCAATCCACCTTGCAAGCTAGAAGACATGGATGAAAACTTCATGAAGAAACTAGATATTGCAAGACAGGTATGTAAGGCACCATTTGTGGTTACATCGGCCTTTAGAAGCGAAATTTGGGAGCGAGAACAAGGAAGGGACGGTACAAGTAGCCATACAAAAGGTTTAGCAATAGATTTAAAAGCTGAAAGTAGTATTTTTAGACACAAATTAATCGTCTCGTTGCTTTCTGTTGGTTTTAATCGCATCGGTATTGGTAAGAATTTTATTCATGTTGATATAGATAAAGACAAACCATCAAACGTAATTTGGCACTATTATGACTAACCAAGAATTTTCAGACTTAAAATTTAAAGTAAATAACCTTGAGGCTATGATTGAGTTACTTGCTAAAGATATTCAAGATATTAAAGAAGCTTTATTAGGTAACGAGTTCGGTCAGGAAGGGCTTGTTAAAAAGGTTACTAATAACGAAAAGCAAATAGCCGAACTGGTTAAGTTCAAACAAAAAATTATCGCTTGGGCAACTGGTGCAGGTCTAGGTTCAAGTGCTTTATTTAATGCCATATCGGAGATGATGAAATGAAAAAACCAATAAAGGACTGGAAAATTGTACGTATCATATCACAGACTGCCGAAGGAAAAAATAAAGCAGGCGAAGTGCTGCACGGCGCACTCGACATCTTGCCATTGCCAAACCAATTCCTGGGTAAAGCGCTTAAAGCAATCGTTGCAGGCGAATGGAATCAAACTAAAAGCGAAATTATCGAAGCGTTTACGCTCCGTAATATTGTAGCCATAGCCCTTACAACCGCTCTTATTATGGGTTGGTTAAGCCCTGAAGATATAGAAAAATTTATGCAAGTACTAAACGAGCTTCTGTAGACATATCTCTTTTGTTATTTTATACTAAACTGTGAAAGGTTTAGTATTTTTTATGCCTATCCAAGAATCAAATACAAGCCAACAACACAAAAGATTTATTATTTGGAAAACATTCGATAATAAACGTCGAGCTTTTGAGCGTTTTGCCGAAAGGACTTTCCATAATGCTTTGCGTAAGCAATTAAAACAATATTTAGACGCTGTAGATAAAAAACAAGTTATAGACTTTGATCTAGAAAGTATTGTAACAACTGGGCCAATATCAGATGCTTTTGAAAAAGTATACACTAGGGTGATGAAAGTATTTGGTCAAGAATCGCTTAATAATTTAAAAGAGTCGATACAAAAAGAAGTTAGCGTTGACTGGGATGTGATAATCGCTCAATGGATAGCTGGTAATGAAATATTAAATGCATCTGATACAACTAGTAAAATTGTTTTAGTAACAAGGACCACCCAAGATCGCATAAGAAAAAACGTAGCAACAGCTTTAAAAGAAGGTACATCTATTCCTAATTTTGCTAAGCAACTAAAATCAGATTACGGCTTTAGTTTAAGACGGGCAACTCTAATAGGTAGAACCGAAGTAATAGCTGCCTCGAATGCTGGCTCAGTTTTAGGTGCTCAAGCCTCAGGAATACCTACTAGAAAAGTATGGCTATCTACGCAAGATGACAGGACTAGGGATTTGCACTTAGCTGTAGATGGTCAAAAAGTACCTAACTTAGAAACGCCTTTTAATGTAGGCGGCGATGAGATGCAATACCCTGGTGATTCATCATTAGGCGCGGCTCCTAGTAATACTATTAATTGTAGATGCACCGTTATATACGAGCCGTATGATATTGATTTTTAGTTACAATAGACCCTCTATGTTGGCTAAAGTTATCGATCAATGCCCAGAAAAACCAATCGTTATTGATGATGGCTCTGACTTTGATTCTCTTCTATTTGCTAAAAAATGTGAGTTCCATAGATTGCAACACAAGGGCAAAGAGCAATACTTTCTTAACTGGCAGTACGCTTTTGAAATATGCAAACAATCAAACGATGATTTTTTCTTATTCTTGCCAGATGATTTTTTAGATATAGACTTTAAGACGATTCATAAATTACATTCACAGATCAAAGGCAAATACGTTTACAATCTTTTAAATGATGGTAGGTCTAAAATATGGACTAATATAGATCACAGGCAAGTAAATATAAAAGGTATCAACTCTATTGAAGTTAGTTATTGTGATGGTGGTTATTTTACAAATAGGCAAACATTAGAAGCTATAGATTTTGAACAAGATTTTATTACGTCAAGTAGATTTAATAGATTGAATATCTCTTCTGGCATAGGTGAAAGTCAAAGTTGTAAATTTTGGAAGCTTGGGATCCCTATGTACATACCTAAAAAATCATTATGTTATCACGGGCATCACGAAAGCATGATGCATCCAGAACTAAGAAAACAACAACCACTTATAAGCTTATGAATAAATTAGGATTGGTCGCAGGCATAGCTTGTTTAATATGCTCCGCGTTTTATGATTGGCAGTTAGTAATAATACTTACCTTATTCTTTATTGCATTAAAAAGCGATATAGTAATTTTATTAGAATCAAAGTTTGATCTATTTATTAAACAGTTGATAGATTCGCAGAAATGATTACTGCCAATCTTGCCACAATAGAAGCACGCAAAGAAAATCTACAACAAGTAGTTGATTCATTACGATTCCAAGTTGATAAGGTTCGTGTTTACGGT